AACCCTTAGCATCTGATATTAGTCCATTTGCATCTAAGTGTTTAGATATAAAATTTGTAACATCTGATTGAGCTTTCTTTAATTCTAAAGTATCTCCAGGTAAAAACGTAATACTCTTATCTCCAACATTGAACTCAAAACCTTTGAACTCATTAGAAAAAATTTCTTCAGTCTTCTTTTGAAAATATTCAGATTTCCTAGAACTCTCTTGCTGATAGGTCTGTGATTCTTGAACATATTTCTTGTAGGCTTCGTAACCTTCCTTTTCTTCATTTGAAACAGAGCTTCCAGCCGACTCGACAGGCACTCTATATGCTTCTTTTGAATCATCAAAAAATTTCTTTGCCTTAGCAAGTTCTTTTTTCTTAGCGATTTCTTTCTTCTTAATGTCCTTTGGCTCATCAAGATCCTCATCATAAGCAAATTTTTCTTCGATCATATATTCAATATCATCTTGGTCTAAATCTTCTTCCGTATGAGAGTAGTACTCTGCTAATAATTGTTCTGGACTTAAGTCATCATAGTTTCTGCTTAACTTAGCAAAATCTTCGATACCTCTTCCAGTTTCTTTTTTATACTTGAAGTATGCAGATACATCGCTAGGCAATTCTTCTGCTTCTTCTCTTTTTTGAAGTAACTCATCAATTGAGCTAACTTCTTTATTATATCTATTCTTAATATATGAAAGAACGTCTGAGTCTCCGTATTCTGGAGTAACTACTTCTTCTGGAGTAACTACAACTTCAGGAGCTACCTCATTATGCTGTTGTAAACTTTCTTCGTGCTTATCTAAAAGCGTTTGTTCAACCTCTTGGATAGACTTCTGCTCAACAGATCCTATCTCTTTTACTGTAAAATTTTCCATTTGATTTAATTTTTTGCAAAGTTAACTATTTAATTATTATATATTACGAGCAGTTCCATTTGTCTAAAGCTAGTTTCTTTCTAGTAGGATCTCCATTTGGTTTATTCATTGGTCCTGGCATACCAGACATTCTAGCACAGAAAGATTTTCTACGCATAGCATCCTTACTTCCAGGTTTCAACTTAGAAGGTTTAGTCGTAACAGCTGTCTGAAGTTTACTTCCAGGATTTTCTTTTCTATACGAAGCAACTCCCTTAGCGTTTAAACCACCAGTCTTACTTTTTCCCTCGGCTCTTTGCCATGCTGCTGTTTTTGCCATTTATTTTACGTTCTTGTTTAAGCATTTCTGCAGTAGGTTTCTTTCCAGAACCTTTATTTGCACGGATGTTATTCCACAATGAGTTTTCTACTCCTAATTTATTTATCATTATCTTGGTCCAAATTGTGATAAGTCAAAAGAATCTAAATTATCATTTGTAGATTCAAAATCTACTGGAGGTAAATTATTCTTACGTTGATCTATCAGTTTAGATTGCTGTGTATTCTGCAAACTAACACGTTTGTCTTTAGCCTCTTCTTTCATCTGCTCTTTAGACTTAGTGTTTTGAACTTCGATTCCTTTTAACTGCATATTATAATTAAATTCAACCTCCATTAACTGTAATTTTGCTTGAACTTCAGACTGCATCTTTTGAATATCAAATGCTGATTCAGCCTGTTTAACCTGTAGCTTAGCTTGAGTTTCGGCTTGTATCTGCTGCATAGCAACTTGAGCAGCTAACTGTTGTGACTGTTGTTGCATCTGACCTTGCATTTGCTGAGCCTCTTGTGCTTGTTTTTGTTTCTGCTCTTCTCTCTTCTTTCTCTTAAGTTTAAGAAGTTGATTAGCTAGTTTAAGATTTCTAATCTCTCTAATATCTATAGCATCTTCTAATAATATAGAATCACGAGATAATGAAACTTGTATATTCTGTTCTAACTGAGCCTTCTCTTCTTCATCTGGAGATACCTCTATAAAAATACCAAAATCATAGATATATAAATCTTTAATATCTTCTAAGATACCAACACTATACTTACCAATCTGATTTATAAATTCTTCTTTAAAATCAGAATACTCTAAAATATCAGCAACTCTATAAGATATAGCCTCTGATAAAGATCTTGTCACATATAGACTTGACTCTAGTATGTGTCTTGTAGCCGTGTTTGAATTTAAAGCTGCTAATTTTTGAACACCAACTAATGCATCTGGATTAGGAGTAGATCCATCACGAGCCTCATTAAGACCAGTAACATCTCTAATCATACCCATATAATGGTTATAACTTCCAATTAAACTCTGTAGTTTTCCTTGACCGCTATTTGTACTTAATTCTTGGATTGGAATCCTTGCATTATTAAATTCACCATCTCCAGTATAACTTCTACCAATTACACTACCAGTCTGGAAGTATAATCTTAATGCATCTTCTGGATTGTATGCAGCACCTGTTCCTAAATCAACCTCGTTAATACCATCAGCATCAATAAATACCCCATCTGGTACAACTCTTGAAAGAACTTGTTGCATTTTAAGGTGAATAATCTGAATCAAATCAGCAAATGGAATCATTCTTTTTACTAATGACTCAATATTGCCTTTATACATTCTTGGAGCAACTGCTACATAGTTAGATATTGCGTGTTGAGTAGCAGACTTAGGACGTACCATATTTTTAGATAGCTCCCACTTCAACATAATTTGAGTTCCAGCTACCATTATTCCGTCATACCAAACATCGATAGTTTTTTCAACCTTCTCGAAGTTACCCTCATCCATCATCTCTTGTGGTGGATTAAAGGTGTCGTCCTTAGGTATCATCTTCTCAGAACCATTATCTAACTTCTTTTTCTTATAAACTATCTTTTTAGTAGTCTTATAGTTAAAATATAATAATGTAGCCGTATCTTTACTAAACATACTATTATCATATACTTGAGCAGAATTATAGAAGTTATTCCAAGACTGACCGTATTTAGATATTTCAGCTAAATCTTCATTCGTAAGTGTAGGATCTATTTTAACTAATTCAGTAATATGAACTGTCTTAACCTCTCCCCAATAGAAACAATCCTTAAAGTATGGATTTTCTGTATAACTATAGATTACATTTGCTGGATCTACATACTCAATCCTTACTCCATCTCCTTGCAAGAACATATGCTTAGCCATACCAACACCAATAGTAGCAATATCTAAGTCAATACTCTTACGAATATCATTATATTTATTATCGTCAAATATTGTATTAATTGCTTGTTCTTCAGCTATTTCAATTGCAGGCTTATAATTAATCTGCATAAATAATGATAGCTCATCATCTGTCTCTGGAAGTTCTTCTGGAGGAGTATCGAATGCATCAATTCCAAACTGACCTTTTACTTGAAGTAGTAAATCTTTAGCAGCCATATCAGTCTGAACTGATTGTTGGAATCTATTTCGTTTATCAGTAGACATAGCATCTTGTGCATACGCCTTTACCTTAAACATTCTATCGGTCATTCCGTTAACTACAATGTCAATAAACTTTGGTATAATAGGTACTGGAGTCCAGTCTAAATTCAAATGACTTAAATCACCATCAACAGAAAGTTCGTTCTTATACTTACCGATAGACTGTTCGCCTCTTGCATAAAGTCTTAGTTTATGAAAGTTTGAACGTTGGTCGTAAAATTTACATCCATTGCTATCTTTTCTAAACCATTCGTATTGAATACTTTGACCAATCTGTAATCCGTATTCAACAGATTCCTTCTCTTTGTCTGAGGCAAATTGGTTTGGAAAGCTAGTTGGATTAATCTTTATAGTTACGTCCTTCATTTATCTTATTATTTCGCTACGTGTTCCGCTATTATTATACTTTGCAAAGTTAAAGATTATTTTCGATTCTTTTTTAACTTCCAGATATACATTCTTTTGGTTAGCCATTATAGCTAATCCTGAACTAATTGCAGCATCAAACTTAGTTCTATTGTTAATATCAAACTTAGCCCATTCTTCAATAGTACGTGTAAAGTACATAGAACCCATCTCATCAGAGTCTCTATATGTGCCCTCTAAGTCAAGACCTACATACTTCTCAATATAGGATTCAATTGCAGCAGCGTGAGACTGCTTAACATCTTCAGATGAGTTAGGAATACCTCCAAGCTCTTTTTCTGTCTTAGAAAGTTTAGTATAATGCTTGTCTGGTCTATTCATAGAGAATCCTCTGTATCCTCTATTCTTAAAATGATATAGCAGTCTTGGTTTGTTATTCTCAACTAAGATAGGCATTCCGTAAAATACACAAGCCATTAAAACTTCTTCAAAAAATATCTCTGCTGTCTGTGGTCTTGCAATATACTCTAAGAAGAATTGATTGCTAGGAGCATTATCCATATTAAACTTTGTAAGTCCGTGAAGAGATCCATTAGATCCACCTCCACCAACTGTACCAGATATATCGTATGGATCACATCCAAATGCACCAATATGGTCATTACCTGGATGCTTCATTCCGTTCTTATTAATTATTCTATTCTGTAAGTCTTTACCTGGTATCCAAGAAACATTAAATCTACCCCTTGGATCTGGAGTCCATACCACCTTAGTATCTTTCTCTCCATTTAACCAGCTGAATGAACCTCGTGTAAGTACCCTATCTCTTATTAAAGAGTCGTTATAGTCGATCTGCTGATAGATCTTTGTTAGATTGAATATTGATGACTTACTCTCGTCTCTAAAGGCGTGAGACTCTGTTCTTGAGAACTGTCTGTAGAACTCGTTAAGTGCATCAGCATCGTTCTTCAAGGACGCAACCTCATTCTCCCAGTAATCAATAGCACCATTAGAAATCATCTGACCATCTATACCAAGTACTGGTTTCTCAGGTTTTCTAAATACTGGCATCCCATATCTATCTATATATCCCTCGAAATTCCATTCCATTGGAATATAAAGAGAATACATACCAGATTTTGTCTGACCATTGGCATTACGAGTTTTTACATTTGATTCTTCGTATAATTTCTTAAAGTTAGCCCCACCCTTTTCAAGTGCATTAGGTGTTGAACCCATCATACACTTTCCAATAATTTTAGAACCTAGCCTAAGACATGTCTTGGTTACACGCCAGTTATTTAAAATATTATCTGGCTTAATCCACTTACCAGACTCATCATGTACGAGTAGGAGTAATTTTTCACCATCATAGCTGTTATCTGCTGTGTTCTTCCAGTCAATAGTAGTATCAAGACCTTTTATATCTGAGTTGTTATCTGTACTTTCGTACATATTCTTCTTAGTAATCTTAGCCGCAGGAACTCTAAATGCAAGCTCTGTCTTTGGCTTATCCATACCATCTTGAATAGGCTTAAAAAAGAATGGGTAATTACTTATAATAGGAACTACCTTATTGGTAAACATTGTCTTGGCATCATTA